TCCTGAATCACCACGGGTCTGGTTCGTCACGGTGCTTGCTGCTCTCAGCACGCCGGAGGCCGCTGGACGAGAGAGGCAGGCGATGGCTCAAGGTACATGCAAGCAATATGTGGGGTTACGACAAGGCTGACTATGACTCCCGCGCTGACTTCATTGATGACCGTATCGGTGAGATTGAGGCCATCGCCTACAACCCTGAAGACCACATCGAACTATGGCGAAATGCCGACGAGCCGCTCCAGTACGTGGCTGCCTGCATGGCTCTGACCTTCGACGAGATCGGTGAGCGGATGATGGTTCAGGCTGACGGCTCATGCAATGGGCTGCAGCACTACACCGCTGCGGGGCTGGATGAATTGGCTGCACCCTCAGTGAACCTGGTCCGAGGGGCCACCCCCGGTGATGCCTATGAAGATGTCCTTCGATTTGTCATGCCAAAGATCGAGAAGGCTGCGGGCAAGGGGCATGAGTTAGCGAACAAGCTGATGCCCTACATGCTTGAGAGCGGGCGGTCGATCCTGAAGCAGCCGGTTATGACCAAGAACTACAACGTCACCCACGTTGGAGCTAGATCCCAGATCCGGGCCGCCCTCAAGAAGCATGGGTATCCAACCCAAGAACTCTATGAAGGGGCCAGCTACCTATCTAGGAATGTTATGAAATCCGTGGGCGAAGCCTTCCCCGCAGCCCAAGCAATTATGTCTTGGATTGAGACATGCGCCCGCAAGATCGTGAATTCCAAAGCTGCCCAGCCCCTTAGCTGGGTCGGACCCACTGGATTCCCCGTGGTTCAGCCCTACCGAAACAACCGGCAATTCCGCATCAACACCCTGCTGCAGTCTGTGACGGTGGCTGCAGTTGATGTGAAGTCCCCTATTGCCAAGCAGAAGCAGATTCAGGCTGCCAGCCCGAACGTCATTCACTGCTGGGATGGGGCGCATCAGCAGCTTACGGCGATTGAATGTGCCGAAGAGGACGTTGATATGGCCGGGGTCCACGATTCGTACTGGAGCCATGCGGCCACGATGGATGACCTGCACGCGATCCTTCGCAGGCAATTCGTCCTGATGCACCAAGCTGATCTGGTCATGGATCTCTACACCCAGTGGAAGGGCCGGTATCCACGGGTCGAATTACCCCTGCCCCCATCCAAAGGGACGCTGGATCTTGAGCTAGTCAACGATTCGCCGTACTTCTTTCACTAGCGTTGGAACGAGTCAATGGATAAACAGAAGCAATTTGCATTGATATTTTCGACTGGCCCGACATGGGACCAGAAGACTAGACAGATGAGCCGCAAGGGCAAATGGAGGCTGGCGTGGGCCAACCCCCAGTTGTTCTACACCCTGATGGGTTCATGGCTTGTCGGGGCTGTATTCCGAACTTCAATCCGGCACGTGGCCGTGACAAATGGCACGGTTGTATTGAATCAGAACTTCCAGGAGATTAGGTTCTGGTCTTACGAGGCGTTTGTACGCATCTACCCCAACATCGTCGCGTATGTTCCATTAGGCAACACGCTGTCTGTTGATTGGGAAAAGTATGAAAACCTTCCTAAGCGGAGCCTTTTCTACGCCACCTTTGCTCGCTTTGCCATGCTATTTACTTGCGGCCTGTACCAATGCGACAACTGTGTATCCACAGCTAGGGCTGTGCTGAAGGACGCGGGGGTCTATGTTCCACGGTCAGCGTGGCATCCTAAAAAACTCGTAAGTTGGCTAATGGAGAATGGTTATGGCTGTCTACCCGGCTCGCCTCCCTCATACTGTGAGTGAACTTATTGATGACCTTGACAAAGTAACCCCCCGCCCGGCGGTTGAGGGGCCGATTACTGATGATGAAACCTTGCAGAAACTTGTGTTCGATGCTGGACGGAGATCCATCGTAGACGAACTCATGCGTCTAAAAAACAGAACACAGAAGGAGAGCATTCATGGGAGCGCCTAGTATTCCAAGCAACAACGCTCCAGCCACTACTGTCGCAACAGTCGAAGAGGAACCAGGGCTGGTAATGAAGGTCGATGACCCTGCCAAGCCGCCTCATACCGAGAAGACAGAGGCCCAGCGGCGTGCCGAAAGAGGCACTGAAGGCACTAGACAGAGCCTTGTAATTAACCAGCTAGGCGGGGTGGGCATGAATGTGCCGAGCCAAGGGGTCGGTAAAGGGTGATCGACCAGACAATTCGCAAGGACTTCCTGCTGTACGACAGCCAGAGGCAGGAATCCTTAGAGCGTGCTAGGCACTGTGCCAGCCTTACAAAGCCGTGGGTACTTCCCCCGGACGGCTGGTCAGAAGACCAGCCCCTAGATTCGACTTTCTCCTCTCTGGCAGCCCGTGGAATTACTAATCTTGAAGGGCGGCTATTGCTCGCCCTGTTTCCACCCGGTATGCCATTCTTCCGATTCAGACCATCGAGCCGTTTCCGTTTCGATCCGGGCGTAGACCCCCAGCAGTTGAGCGAATTTGCTGACCTCCTGCGATTGCAGGAAATGGTCATTATGGCTCACTTAGAAAGCATGGACAGAGCCGGTCACGGAAACGCTCGACGGGCTGGATTTCGTTCCCGAATGAGGACGGCGATCAGCCAACTCCTTATTACCGGGGATGTCCTGATCCACATGTCTGATGACATGAATCTCAGGGTTTTCCGCAGGGACAATTACGTCACAAAGCGGGATTCGTCCGGCGATATTCAGTGCCACATTACTCGTGAGAGCATTGATCCCCTGACCCTTTCCGCACAGCAGCTTGACCAACTCGAACTAGACTTCGACACCCTTGCCGCAAAGCCACACCATGACCGGATGGAAGACTTATTCACCCGCGTCTCTTGGAACCCTATCTCGAAATCGTGGCTGATCGAGCAAGAAATCAAAGATAAGAAGATTCTTGAGACTACTGAGAAGGTCACACCGTATTTCAGCGTGGCCTTTGAGCTACCCCCAGCCGCCAATTATGGCCGAGGCTTGATCGAACAGAACCTTGGCGACGTTCGATCAATGAATGAGCTTACCGAGCGGCTGCTGGATTTTGCGGCCCTATCGAGCAAGCTGCTCTTTGCTGTGGACTACAGCAGCCAGGTCCGGCCAGAAGATTTAGCACGTTCAACCGGCGAGGTGATTCAGGCCCGTGTCCAATCTGGACAGGTTACGGACATCGGGATGCTCAAGGTAGACAAGCTGCAGGATTTCAACATTGTCGGCACAACACGCGAAAGCATCCGAAAAGACCTATCGGTCACGATGCTGATGGAGAGCGAGTCAACTCCACGCGGGGAACGAGTCACGGCATTCCAAGTTCAACGAGTAGCAATGGAACTTGAAGGGGCTTTGGGAGGCGTATACGCCCCCATCGCTGACGCGATGCAGATTCCTTTGATTGAAAGGCTCATTTCGGTCCTGAATAGCAAGGGCGTGCTGCCAACCTTGCCTGATGAATCAGTCGAGGTAGAAGCTGTGACCGGAATCCAAGCTCTCTCTAACGAGTCTGACAACAGCAAACTCATGCAGCTTATGCAAACGATTGCACAGCTTGGTCCCGAAACAATGGGCCGAATCGACAAAGGCATCCTCATGGATCTTCTGGTACGGCAGTCCGGCATTTACGAGCCGGGACTCGTTAAGACTGATGAGCAAATCCAGCAAGAAGAACAGGCTGCACAGGAAGCAGCCATGAAGCAGCAGATACAGGCACAAGCGTTACAGACGGGTGGCAAGATTGTGGAGCAGAACGCCGCCCAACAACCTATAGAGGAAATGGTAAATGTCTGACGAAGCTAGTGCAGGCGGCAACCAGCCAGCGCCAACATTCGGAATTCAAGCCTCCGGGCAAACTCCACAGCCTGAAGCGGAAACAGTTGAAGGTGCGACAATCACGCCGCTCAACCCGCCTGACGAATCAGGAAACCCTGAAAGCATGTCGGCCAGAATGTGGGCAGATAAATTTAAGTCACCAGAAGACATGGAAAAGTCTTATCTGGAACTGGAAAAGAATTTTCATTCCAAGCCCAATACAAGCGAAATGGGTGTTGATGCCCTGCTTGAACACGCTGGGCTTCGCGGGGATGAACTTGCTACTAATTGGTCACAACAAGGCAGCTTGACAGACGATCAATACCAAGCGTTTGCAAAAATCGGATTGTCTCGTGAGCTAGTTGACACATTCATGCGAGGTGAAGCAGCCAACGCACAGAACACTGTGTACAGGCAAGAAAAGATGATCCAGAAAGGACATGATCTTGCTGGCGGCAAAGATGAGTTTCAGGCTTTGATGCGGTGGGCAAACGACAAGCTGCCCCAAGATCGCATTGCAGAGCTTGAAGCCAGGATGAATGACCCTAGACAGTTTGAGGGAGCAATCAAAGAGATGCTCTGGGACTGGCGAGACAGCACTGGTCGAGGCGGAATCAATAAACAGATTCTTGCTGGCGAAGCAATGCCCAATGTTTCAGCGGGATTCCAAACCGTTGATGAGTACCTAACCGCGATGCAGAGTCAGAAGCGGCAGGGCAAGTTTGACCCTGTATTCCTGAAGCGAATGCAGAACACCCCGAACCATATCATCAACGGAGTAGATAGATGAACGACGCAAGACTAAACATGCAAGCAATTAACTTGCAAATGAAGCACAACCTGCGACCTGCTTTCACTATTCGTGCTGGCGGTGGTGGGATCTATTGCCACCTCGTACATGGCGCTACTGGTGAATATAAGTTTGGCGGCGGCGGAAACACTGAAGAGGAGGCATTTGCCCGTGCGTATGAGAAATTTGAAACAGCGCCGGACAGCCCCGACGCGAAAGCCGTCCAAGCTGAGAATGAAAATCTCCGTGAGCAACTCGCGGCTATGGAGTCCAAGCTGGAAAACTCCACGCCTGATGCACTGGAGGCGAGCGACAGCAATGGTTCGACATCTGATGATGCTGACGAAGTAGCTGAAGCACCTGTCAAGAAGACACGCCGCAAGCGAAAGTCCTCTTCATCAACACCGTTTTGATTTAACCTTTCCGCACCTGATGGCCCTCCGGGCTGTTGGGTGTTTTTGCAGATATGAGCCTGACCGCAATGGGATAACTACGTGCCAAATGGCACGTAGCCTCATGGGCGTGAAGACAACTCACTGCGTTGTTTACACACCAACCCCACTCCCATTTTGAGGAAAATGATATGACTGATATTGGTTCAACCTATCTGACCAGAGGTCTGATGGATGAAGCGCAAAGTACACCAACAGATCGTGATATGGCTCTTAAGCTGTTTTCGGGATCGGTCCTGGAAGCCTTTCGCCAGAAAACAGTTTTCTACGATAACACTGGATCGTTCATGGCCCAGCGCACACTTACTGGTGGTGATACCGCTAAGTGGCCTGTGATCGGCGACGATCTTGAGCTTTACAACATTGGTAACTGGAACGTCGATGGTGACGGCACTTCGTTTGAGAATGCCGCAGACATCGCATCAGACGGCGGTATCCTTGGTGGCTACCACACCCCCGGTGAATTTATCAAGGGACGCAAGGTAAATCTGTCCGAGAAGGCCGTGACCGTGGACGACGCCCTGGTCGCCGCAATCGATGTCCCCTTCATCGACTTGGACTTGAGCCACTTTGACGTTTTGCAGCCATTTGCGACCAAATTGGGCCGGTCCCTGGCTATTGATAATGATCGCAAGATTGCAACTATTGCAATGAACGCTGCGAAGTCTGCTGATGAAACCGGCGTGTATAAGGGCGGCTCACACGTTCTTCGTACTGGGTCCAATTCGGTCGCCACTGCTTACGAAGACAGCCAAGTTGGCTCAAGCAAGTTCCGTGCAGACGTTGCGGAATTGGCTCAGAACTTTGATGACAAGCATGTGCCTGAAGATGGCCGCTATCTGTTCGTCAGCCCATACATTCGTCGCATCCTTCGCCACGAAGGTACTGGCTGGGCGTTCGGCCCATCGGCACAGACTGCAGTTTCACCGAATACGAGCGAAACTGCTATCTACGGCCCCGCTGGCAACCCTTACAGCCGCGATCAAACTTCGCGTCCTTGGGATGTCAACATGCGAACTGTTGGAATGCTCGAAGGTTTCAACATCATCATTACGACTTCGCTCCCCGGCACTGCGCCTTATGGGTGGCTCGAATCAACGAGCGGTCGCTACAACCTAATTAACTCCCGTCTTGGAAAGTACGACTTCAACTGCACGGGTGATGACACTGACACAGCAAAGCCTGCCGCTATCGCACTCTGCGGTGCGCAGGAAGGCAATGCAGCTATCGGCATGGTTCAGGCTGCGGGCATGAGAACCGTTGTCCAGGATGATGAGCGCAGGAACGTAAAATTCCTAAAGTCCCAAATGCTAGTAGGTTACGACGTTCTTTCGCCTTGGTGCGCGGGAATGATCGGAGTCGCTACGACCTCTTGATACGCATGGTTGAGTCTAGGGGGGAGGGTTTTCCTCCCCCCTATTCTCGTTTTACGCGAGATTGACATGACCAGACAGACCAGTAATGGAACAAGGGAAGTTGTGCGGCTCAGTCCAAATGATTGGGCTGGAATTCTTGCCGTCGCTTTCACGATTCTTGTGACGATATTCATCGCAGGAATAACAATCGAATCACGCTTGACAGAAGTGCTTACTCGTCAAGAACAACTACAAATCCGCATCGAGCGCGTGGAAGCGCAGATCGACATGAGAGGAGACTCCTGATGGCTTATGGAGTAGAAGCCTTCGTGCTGCGCACTGCAAAGCGGCACTGGCGCAAGGCGTACCAAAGTGATGTGGCGGCTTCGCCAGATCCAAGTGATCTAATTTTCAACCCTACTACTGAAGCACCGAATGGTGGGCTTGATAATTCTGACGTTGACCAAGGTTTCACTGACACTGATGGCTGCAATCTTGCAAAGCTGACTGTGTATGGCAACCATTCGTCTGCAGACGGCAAGGCTGTAGACATGCTTCTGTCGGGCTACAGCAAAGTAGCAGGCGGGACACTTTGGGTTCCAAGCTACATCGGTCGCTTCCGCTGGACTCTTGGCACGCTCGTTGGCGTGGCAAGTTCAGACGTTGACAACACCCAGAACTTTGCCGATCAGGTACAGCTTGTCGATGGCGATACAAGTGTGCGGATCATTACCGACACGGTAAACAACGTCGCCTCTGTCACGGTTGACCTTGAAGGCGCAAGCTGGCTCAAGGTTCAGTGGGACACTGCACCAGGAACGGAGCCTGACAGCTTTAATGCTCTGGTAAGCCTCTTCTGATGTACCTTCCATTTGCGACCCTGTGCCAGCAGCATGATGTACATGCGATTTACTGGCGAGAGATGGTCAATGATGGGACAAATGATTGGCTTATTAACGACGCATATCGCTCGCCATTTGACGAACTGAGCTTCCCTAAGCTCGCGTTCCATTACCCATTAGACGATAGCGTGGTATCTACACCGGGTACGACACGAGAAACAGTCAATGGGCAAATTGGCACTTATGACCAGACCACGCCAACCTTTTCGACTGGGCCGACCTCCTCGATCAGCAGTGTTTATGGACGTAACGGCGGAATCAATAACCGCGATGTCCTCACAAGCACAACATCAAAAGTAACTTCCATGATGGGACCAATCCCTTCATCAAGTTACTTGAATCCTGCGGGGATTACTGCCTCATTTAGTTTAGCTTGCTGGTTTCGTATCAATGATCTTGATACTTCGTTTAACCCAAGTGGTGACGATGGCGGCAAAACAAGCATCACGCTTGTAGGTGTGCAGGATCACGATGCTACATTCACTGCCAAAGGCTTTACTGCAAGGCTAATTCTACAACGCAGATGTGACAGTGGGGCAATTCCGGGGTTCTGGCTACGAGGGGAAATGAGTGGGTCAAACACCATTCCTGATGCTGGATCTGCAACTACCTCAATTACAACAGACCCAGCCGAAACGCCATACGACGCTGCGGTGCAGAATGAGACATGGCATTACGCCGTATTAAATATTGCCGCTGCACCGACCCCCGGCACAGGAACAATGTCCCTATGGGTCGATGGAACAAAGGTACAACAGCGTACATATAGCGGCCTCACGTTCCCTGCCACACCACGATTTAGAGTTGGAATCAACACGACCATAGGCGCATCTACTGACTACTCCATGCGTGATGGTCAAATTGCGTATGTGTCCGCGTATAAAGCACCTTTGAATCAACAAGACCAAAGGCGGCACTACAACTCAATGCGGCGGCCTTTGGATATGAAGGTCAACCACAATTCCTTCAATAACATGTATTCGACTGAGCCAATGACCTCAGTAGGCAGCTTTACCGAAACAGACTTGACATATTGTCCTACCGCCCAGCGTGCGCAACATCGCCACGATGGCCGATGGGTAAATATGATTAGGCTTAATTCACCCCTATATGACGCTTCGGATGAAACTCTTGATGATGAGCTTGAGCAGTACAACGGAGCGTTACCACGTCACTGGCAGTTAAAGCCCGATTTGGCTGATCCAGGAACTTGGACAGCAGACGATAGAGATCAAAAGCATCGCTTCAACTTAATGATGGCGACAGGCGGTTATAGGATTAGACTTGACGGCCCCACAGAAATCGGGTCAGGCCCGACGATTATTGCCGGGTTTGATGGAGTCAACGCTCCGCGAGGAAGCGCGTACCCAACATCCTCGTCTAATCCAGACAATCAAAATGCGGGTCGAGATCACACTGTTATTTGGGACATGAAGGGCGGGGGTGAAAACACGCCCCGGATGACATGGACATTCAGTGAGGGTACGAGTAGCTCACTAGAAAATAATGACGAAGTTGAGGGAATTGATGGCCCGGACGGCTTTGCCTTATCTCGCACCGGAGCAATCAATGACACAGGAGTCAATAAATTTGACTTCTACTGCCCTTGGGAAACCACAACTGCGGATCGGGATCAGACAGTCTCGACTTCAACATCTGCTGGCAAATCAAACACATATCAAGCCATTGGCACTGCTGCTGGAAAAACAGGAATGACCGTACAGGTGGTCAATCCCAATGGCCTCACCAGCGACAACTACAGGGAAGATCGAACTCCAAGTCAATACGAGGGATTTGTATCAGATCCCGAGGACACTGTTGTTCGTGTAAATCGTCATGGTGAACCAGCGCTGCCAAGATTCCTGTACTGCAATCGAAACTCAAACTCTACGGGCCTAGATGTACCCGCACAAGGCAATGACTTCTGTGTAGACCAAAACCGCTATGGCCCTATTGCTGTATTCGGTGAATCATTAAAGGCACATGAAGTGACACGAATTCTTCGTGTAATGCACGGACAGCCATTGATGCGAACCCGGCCAGGACTTCGATCACCGCTGCGACACTTTCAGTTGACAGCCCCGACAAGGAGCATGACATGAAAGCGTGCCATTTGGCACTGTGTGCATTGCTACAGGGATGTTCAATGTTCCCAAAGCAAAGCAACACCAGTGCATCTTCAGCATTTGATGGGATTACAAGTATTGCTACGCCCACAACGGACGCTTGCGGCAGCCTCGCAATGCTTTCATGGATTGGCGGACTCTCAATCCTTGGCGGCATAGCGGCTCTAGTAATTACTCGCGGCAGCATGGGAATGCGTGCCGTAGCTATTGGGGTCGGACTTGTGCTTCTGAATTACGCAGTAGCCCAGTACGCCCATGCAATCTTCGTCCCGATCCTTGTTGGATCAGGACTTGTTTCTGTCACCTATGCCTTTGTTGTAGTTCGTAATGCGATAAAAGCAAAATCGGAGTTACCTGAAAAATGATGAGTACCATCTGGTTCACGCTTCTCGTCGGCTTTGCCTGCTTTGTTGGAGGCGTTATTTGCCGTCCATACGTGTGCAAATGGCTTCCTGGATCTGGCTGCAAGTAGGTCGATATGTCAGAACTAAAAACAAACAACATCAACACCTACGATGCCACTGATATCAAGCTGAAGTCCGACCTTGTAAGTAACAGCACGGAAAATGTCCTAGTCGGGGGAGTAGTTACTGCCGGGACCACGACTGCTCCAACGGGAGGTGAGAAACTCAGGGTCAATGGTGATGCGGTAATTACCGGCTCTACTACGCTTGGAAATGCTGTTACTGTTTCTACAGGCGGAATTGACGTTGACGCTGGCGGAATACAGGTTGACGGCGGACTAATCGTAGACTCTGGAACCTGCCGATTCGATGAGAGTGTAGAGGTCGTTGCTGGCGGACTCACCGTCACGGCTGGCGGGGCAAGCATTAACGGCACGACTGCCGTTGCGGGCAATACGTCCGTGACTGGCAACATGACCGTCGCCTCTGGGACCACGAGCCTTGGCGGGGCATTAACTGTTTCTACTGGAGGGGCCACGATTACTGGCGGCCTCGAAGTTGATGGTGTCGCGTTTTCTGGCGGCGGCGGTGGGACCAACAATATCAAAGCCTCGATTTGTGGTGAGCTTGACCTCACGACTACCACCGATGCCAGCGGCAACGTCACTCGCCAGATGGCAAATCTGAACACGCAGAATTCCCAAAATGCGTCTATGACCCAAAGTGGACATGACATCGTGGTAACACTAAGCCCTGCGATGAGCGACACGGCGTATCACGTGCATGTCAGCGGGGTAAATGTTGAAGTCAATAAAGACAGCACAAGCCAATTTACTTTGGTCTTGAAGCAAGAATGCCACTTGGGCAATGATGAAACGGAAACCACTTCCGATATGCACATCGGAATACTTGTACTGGACTTCTGATGAGAACAACACTTCAAGCTGTTCAGGAAATGGCACGCAGGCTAGGCAAGCACCCCCCTGCCGGACTTGACACCGGCGGAAATTCCTTACAGGCACAGCTTGAGCGAGTCCTAGACGATGCTTCTAATTCCGTTCAATCAGAAGGCTGGTTCTGGAATACTAAGCACAACATTACTGTTACTCCTACTGGTAGCAAGATCCAAGTGAATCAATTGGAAAATGTTGCCGATATAGGTGTGTCGCCCATCTATGCAACAATTTTCCATGTCGATACTGACGGCACTGATTCCAACGTGAATGTCGTTCGCAATGGTGATTATCTATACAACCTCACGGACAACACCGACACGTTTACTAGCAGCATAAAGCTAACCTATACATACAAACGTGAGTTTGAAAATGTCCCAGAGGCGTTCCAGTCCTGGATTATTGCATTGGCGAGTTTCAACTACAACCGGCATTACATCGGTGATAAATCAAGCGATGGTGCTTTGCAGGTAGAAATGCAAGACGCACGCCGACAGGCGACACGCGAAGAAATACGATCCGCTGATGTCAATGTTTTAAATACGCAGGAAATGCGGCAAATACGGGGTCGCCGTAGAACCCCTGATCGGAGTGTGTACGAGTAATGGCTACAACAGGCATGACTTTCGTTGAGGCAATCAACGAGCTTGTGGAGACAATCAATGAGTTTCCGATGTCCGGGTCAGCTAAGCCCAGCGCGGCTGATCCTGTTGATTCCACTTCGATCTATGCAAGAGCGGAAACATTTATTGACCGCGAAAGCCGTCGCCTGCAGGCTCTTGGGTGGCCTGAGAACACCACTTTGGCCCGGCCTGTCACTGCAGAAAGTGGCGAGAAGACAGTGCTTGTAGAGTCATTTCTTAGTGTACGCGCTGCCGGTCCTGACCAGCATCGAAGCCTTGTCATGCGAAAAGACGGCACTAACACCAAGCTGTTTGATGCTGACAAGCAGTCATTTGACATCACAAGCGATGCCGATGGAACTGTGTATCTCGACACTGTTGAAGAGCTTGACTTTGAGTACCTGCCAAACCACCTACAGGACGTAATTGTTGCCCGTGCAAAGATGACGTTCCAGCGGCGCATTCAGGGCAATCCTGAGACAGATCAGCAGCTTCTTCAAGAATACATGCAGGCTGAACAGTTGGCTTTCCGCAACAAGCCAGACCTCGATCAGAACTTCAACATTCGTCCCATGCTTGGGGCGACTGAGCAACAGGAACAACGACGTAGATGAATCAACCAGTTATAGAGTCAGTCCCCAGCCTTTCACAAGGCATTTCAAGACAGGCTCCTTCGCTGCGATATCCAGGTCAAGTTGAAGATGCCAAGAACGTCAATTTCTCCGTGGTAGACGGAGCAAGGAAACGGCGAGGCACTGTTCCTCTAAAAGAACTTACCGGCAATGCTGGAAGCCAAACTGAATATCGAATTCATCGTATCGAACGAGATGATGGTGAGGAATACGCAATCATCTATGGCACTGGTTACCTGAACATTGTTGATATCAACAGCGGGGCCGAGGCCCAAATTATCGGCAGCCCTTCAAGCTATCTTGGCAACGCTCGGGCCGATCAAATCAAGTTTTCAACTATTGCAGATGCCACATTTGTAGTAAACAGTGCCAGACAAGCGTTCTGCACAAACGACACGTGTGATGAAATTGACGCTGCTACGATGCCGCACTTGCTCAAGCGGACGAGTATTAGCCCGCTAAGGTTTTCGTTTGAAGCTGTCCCGTGGAAAAACAGATCGTTCAACCGGCAAATTATTAAAAAGCGAAGCGATACAAGCTGGGCTTATATCAGCTACAACGGATCAACTTCGCTGCCACTGCTCTATGACATGGGGGCAGACTATGTACAGAAAGCCATTGAAGGCAATGGCAAAAGCCCGCGTGCATCACTGAAGATCAAGTCTTTCACGACTACCGAACAGAATAGCGTTACAGACGAGGCTACAAACCAATCGTGGACGCACGCTAATACGATAACGACTTATCCATTGAATCCTGGAACATGGCCTCCTGTTTACCAATTTATTGAAACCGACCCATACCCAAACACTATTTGGGCGCAGGCTGTTGAAGGGTTGGCGGCATTCAAATGGGGCAAGGTGATTTGCACAGGCGGACCTTTGCATCAGGCTGACACTGTTGTCCAAGTTTCACCAGACATGATTGTGGAACACATGTTGTCCGTTAGCGGCACTACTGTTCTCCGTGGCGACAACGACACTGACCCCCCTCCCCCATTTGTGCGTGACCCTGTAACTGGCGCAAATGGCGGCATTCCAATCAGGGATATCAGCTTTACCCGCAACCGTCTTTGTATTGCTTGTGGCGAATACCTTTGTTTTAGCGCCATCGACAATCTGTACCAGTTCTATATGGAAGAGCCTCCCACTCTTACTGATTCGGACCCGATTGTCGTTCAACTGGCCTCCTCAGATGTCAGCCTTGTTGACTTTGTAGTCCCGTTCCAAAAGTCACTTATTGTTCTGACCTCTAGCGGGCAGCAATTCGAGATGACAGCATCCGAGGCATTTACACAGTCAACTGCTTCCATTTCTCCGTCTACGAAATATGAGACACAGAATTGTCGCCCTGCCCAAATTGGCAACCGAATGCTTATGGTTGGCAGTAGCGCTGACTACTCCACGCTCTTGGAGTACGTCAGTAACGAGCGGACACTCAGCAACACTGCTATTGACTTGACAACGCATGTTGATGATCTTCTGCCTAAAGAATCGCTATCTGTGCTTACTGCGCCATCTCAGGAAATGACTTTCATCATTCCTAAGATTGAAAATGAGGTCGATGTCGGCAAGACAATAACTTCAAATGCCGATGGGGCATTTAACGCCACTTCAACATGGGTTGGCACGGATACTCCTGACCAGTGGGACACAATCATAGTGACCACCATCGTCAGCATGACAGGTACAGAAGCATCGCCTGACTACCCAAGCACTGCACCAGATGACCCATCTGCGGTCGATTCTGTTATGTACGTTCATCGCAGTCATACCATTGGCAATGAGCGCAAGCAGTCTGCCTGGTCCCGTTGGACATTTGGCAATGACCGTCTTCAGGACGCTCGTGTCTACGATGACATAATGGTGTTGCTTCGCAAAGAAAAGGTTGGAGCCTACTGGAAGCTCAAACTTGACACCCTCAACTTGTCAGAAGGCCAAGATTCACCTACTGATTTCCCGTGGAATCCACACCTTGACCATCGGGAATACTTTGGCGGAGGAACTTACACTAGCAATAAGACGCGATGGACCTGTGACGGGCTGACTATTGACACTATCATTACAGAAGATGGTGAAGAGTACGCCGCCACGAACAACGGCACATATGTATTCGGTCCTGACAATGTGGACATATCCTCGAAAAAGGTGTACTTGGGCCGGAAGGTCGTGTCTGAGCTAACCCTGTCAACGATCTTTCCGCGTGATAGACAAGGGCGAGCCAACACAGAGGGCCGCATGTCACTCCAGAAGTTGGTAGTCGGCCATCACCGGACTTCTGAATACGACATTACAACCACAACAACTAACGCCTTAGCTTTGCCTCGTGCCGAACGATTTACTGCCGCAAGCGCATCGACGCTTGAGACAGGAAAATCAACAGCCTGGATAAGTGGCAAGAACGACGAGACAACTATCAAGCTGCAGTCTGACAACGCCAAGCCTTGCGTTTGGGTGTCAACTGAAGCTCATGGCGTACACAGTACAAGCCTGCGGGAGAACCGAAATGGGTGAGCCAGTCTCAACAACTATCGCCGTCATTGGTCTTATGACTTCTGTTGCTGGTGGTATTTACAGTGGCCTTCAGCAGTCAGAAATGGCTGAAAGACAGAATGAGGCTATTGAGGCTGCAAAGAAACGAGCGGCTCGGAACCTTAAGGTTCAGGCTGGGCAACACCAGAAGAACAGGGATCTGCTGACACGGACGGCTTTGCGTAAAGCTGACTACGCCGCCCTACAGGAATCTTCCGCTCGTGCTGTGGCACGTGGACGAGCCAAGGCTGCATTGTCTGCGGGCGGTCGAGTCGCGTCTGCTGGCACATCGTCATTAGCACTACTTGAGCAAATTGAACTTAAGTCTTCGTGGAAGCAGTACATGATTTCCGAAGGGGCCAACATTGAAGTTCAGAACGCTAACAACGCCTATGACGCTGCAATGATCGGCGCGACACAGCAATACGAGGAACAATGGTTTGGTATGGATAACCAATTAACCAACTCTGTTGGACAAGGCTTCGGAAGCGGGCTGGCTGGGTTTGGCGGTGGATTGTCTATGACTGCCAGTGGACTTTCAATTTACAACTCAACAAACCCGCCACCCGGCGACCCCGGCGGGGGAGGTGGCGCACCAGATGGCTGAACGCAATAGAACAGCAGATTTCACAACGGACACCAGTACGCCTACGTACAGTATGCCGTCAGCCGCTAGTCCAAATATCCAGTTTGCAGCAACGACCCCCAGATTTCAATCACAGGCTGGCCTTGATCTCGGCAGAGCATTGCAGCAATTCGGGGCAAGCACTGCTCAGGCTGCTTCTGTAGCCAAGAGCCTTGCAAACAAGAATGCCGCCGCAGGACTCAGTATCCTTGAAGGCGAGCGAATTGCCACTCAGTTGAAGTTTCGCTACGACGAAAAGAACTTTGAGATGGATATCGCTACCGATGAAGGCACGGTAAATCTCCGCGATTACACCCTTGAAAGCATTGGCATTCGCATGGAAGCCAATGGTGGGAATGTGGGCGAGGCGGTGCGTGACACCACATTGGAATTGATTTCCTCACAGTTGCCAGAGGACGCTTCGGATCTTGAGAAAAGTGCGTACATGAGACGGGCATTCAAGCCTGTGTATGACTCAATGCTCAAGTATTACAACGATGATGTCCTGGCTCCACATAAAGAGCAGATTCAAAATGCTTGGGCGGTCCAATTTGCAGACATAAGCGGCCAGAATAACAAGCCGATTTCCGCTGCAAAGATTTGGGAGACATCAAAGTCAGCCTCTCAAGGGTACTGGTCACGCGATGAAGTCCCACAGATCATGGTGGACATTGCCGAAGAACACACAGATGACGGCAACTATGATCTAGCTATAGCTCAAATCAATTTGATTCCAGACGAAGATAGATACAAGACCTTGAAAGATGATGCGCTGAAGCGGGTATCCAAGGTCCGTTTAAGAGAGGTAATACCCCAGCTTGGTGAGCAACTGGACAGCCTTAACTCTGGAAGTATCTACGCGGGCTTTCCAATAATGAGCGATGATCTTGCCAAAGCCGCGTCTGATATTGCGTCTGACCCAAACCTAAGTCCATCTGAACGTGGGCAAGTTATAGATGCGATTGAGTCATGGGCAGTCAACTCGACTCTGCCAATGTTTACACGTGACATGGTAATCGACCAAATTGATAATACTGTCGAAGCGTTTAGGCCCGGCGGTCTCAGTGATCCTGAATACACCAAGATGAAGTCTCGTATTCCGGGTGAAGATGAAATGCGGGCGAAACGAAAAGCCCAAAGAGAGGCTTTAGACGATAAAGCCAATGACCTAATTAGTCAGCACATTCTTCGCGGGAAAACTGAAGTTCCGCCTCCAAGTGACCAAGTTCTTTATGCCCAGCTTGAGGAAGTGGACCCTGACCAAGCGGCAACATGGCGGCTCCAATACGAAGCAAGGCGTGACAGGGACTTGAAAGCCGCTGACAAGATGGATCAGGACAAGCAGTACGTCGATCTATCTATGAAACTCAGCAACATTTCTGACCTTACTGAACGACGCACTTACTTCCGCAACAACATTTACGGCGAAGAGGGTTATCACGACGGCGTAAATCTCAATAATGAGCAGTTCGATGCCCTTCGCAAAATGGCCGGAATTGGAACTGACTCTGAAGGAATTGACTTTTCTGCTTACGGTGTTGACTGGGAGGGTTTAATTGAAACCGCTCGAAGCGAGTACGCCGCTGCCGCAGACGGGCAATGGACGCGAACCGGCGGCGGAGGCGGTCACTGGACCTGGGTAGAAAGAGAACAACCAGACGGCTTTGAGGCAGATTGGAAAAAAGCAGAAAATGAGATGCGATATGAAATCTTCATGTTGACTAACGATGAAGAATTTAGATCCAAATTTCTTGCAAGTGATGATGTTGTATACAAGCGAATGCTTGTCCAATCACTATACGACCAAATGTTCACCAAGTGGATTGGTCCGAGCATGAGTCAAAAGGAACGCCTAGAGGCAGAGATTCGCAAAGACCAGAGGACCGAAATTCAGACCAAAGAATCTTACAACACTCCTTGGCCCGAGCGAGAACTAGGCGAAAACTATGGGCTAATTAGATATCGAGGAATTTGGTATCGCGGAGATGCTAAAGAAAAGATGACTGAAACATACACCCCGCCAGAAGCAAACAAGGATGATGGTAAATGAGCCAAGCACAAACTGGTCCGGCTATTAACCCGGAAGAAATCGTGCCAAATGGCACGCCTGCAAATGCAGAGGCTCAAGTCCAAACAACTCCCGAAACGCCGGAACAAGAGTACAAGGCACGTATGTCGCCTGATGACTTGCGTAAGGCAATCAGTGAACGAGCGGCAACTATGTCCGCTGACGGTAAAAGCCAAGAAGAGATCACTGAAGCCCTACAAACTGAATTTGGTCAGCAAATGCCTGAGCCGTCACCTGAAGAAGCAGGAACGGTTCAAGCCATGCAGTCTGGCGAAGTAGCCAAGTATGACGCTGATAAGCTCATAGAAGCTGCTGGTCAGCCTGATGTTCCGGGCATTGGCGGTATCACGGAAGAGGAACTAGAAGCCCGTGCGCCGGAGGCTGAAAAGCAGCGGCGAGATCAACTGCCTGTCCTAGATAGGATGGTCGAAAACTACACAGGCTTCTATCACGACGCTCATGGCAATATTTCGCCAGAAATGCAGTTTATCGAGCAGTGGATTGACCGGCCTATGTATGGCGGATTTATTCCACGTGATCCAATCAATTCACTTTCCTATGCCCTGAGTGCTGCACGCGGCGCAGGAAAGATGCTTCTTTCTGTCAACAATATGATTCTGGGTGCTGCCGGATATGAACTGGATGAGCTACCAAATCCTGACACCGCACTGGGAACAAGCCAGAACAACTGGGGACCGGGCTTTGTCGAAGGCGGCACACAGTGGGGCTTGACTGCCCTTGCTGTCGCGTCGGGTGCTTACGCCCTTGCTCCTGGTGCAACGGCTGCTGCTCCGGGCTTTACAGGTGTGTTCTCTGGCACTGTCGGAGACATGGTTGCGTTTGACCCACGCCAACCAAGCCTTGTCTCACTGGCTCGTGAGTTCACTGGCCCAGAATTGCAAGAGTACATGATGAACAAGGGGGGCTTATTTGCCTTTGCTGCACCATTTGTTGGTGAAGAGGCTGATGATTTCCTAAAGCTGTTTGATCCTAAGTACATTGCCGAAACTGGCGGTGGTCAGGCTGTCGCCCGTTCTGCATTAGCACTAGAAGGCTTCTTTGCCGCCATGACTATTGGTGGATTCTTCAAGGCTATCGGCGGGTCAGTACGCGGCTTTGACGCTATCGGAAGAGGCTTCGACTCCAGTACGCCTAAAGCCTCCGCCACCCCTATTCCGGGTGTTACGCAAGATCAGTTCCAGAAACTAATGATGGAAATGCCCCCGGAGATCCGCGATCTTCCGATGGATTCCGAGGCAGCCAAACGCTTTGCTCGCTATGTAAGTGAAGTTGTTGCGCGTGGAGCTAGAGCCGAGCAGTTGTACGCTGAAGGTTTGTCTAACCGCGAAGTGATTAGCAGGCTCGATGATGAGTTCGGTGGCACTGTCCAACAGCTTAAAGATGAGCATTGGCTTGAAGGCCAAGCAATCATGTTCTATCAGGCAATGAGGAACACAGACAATCCTGTCACCATGCGACAAGCCCGTATTGCTGTAAATGGATTTGCTAAAGCTGGGCAAGATGTAACAAACAACTTCTTTGTCTCCCCCGCTCTTACCAAAGAAGCAGATGAAGCTATTGGTCGGCAGGCTATGGCTCCGACTCGTGAAGAACGACTGCAGCAAGTGTACGAAGCTGACTATAAGCAGCGGGTCAAAGATGCCGAGGCTGAAGGGAAGCCGATTCCAGAAAGAGCCACATCTGAAGATGAGGTGCTGCAACGTGGCGCTCAAGTTGAGTATGACCAGAAGCGGCAATCTATAATTGATGAAATCCGAGAGTCTCGCGGCATAGGTGATGACACTGATGCGTATGACGCTGAAACGGATAGACTTGTTAGACAAGCAGTCAAAAAGTTTGAAGCAGAGAACGTCAATCCACGGGAATATGGAGGCAGTGCTGCAGTCGTATTGAACCCACGGCCTTGGGTACAAGAAAAACTGACCCCCGCTGAAAAGCGATTTTGGGAAGAAGAAGCTGCTGGCGGCCTGGCCCAAGAAATGCGGGAAGCTGGGATCTACTACAAGGATGGCAAACTTGAAGTCCATGATGCTGGGCTGGCCGACGATTACCTTTCAGACCTACTGGCTCTTCCACCGCAGGACCGCCCAAAGTTGCCGCCGTCGTTTTACCGCGAAGACTTCCTTAACAAGTTCAAAGACCCTGATGGCAACCTTATGGGTACTTCTCGCCCCGGCCAAGTCCAAGGACCGCTTAGGCCACCCGGTGACAGGCGACTGTTTCAGACAGATGCCGAAGGCAACGTCAAAGGCAGCGTGCGTATTGACGAATACGATGAAGCAGCATTTATCACCTTGTACAAAACTGCTGACATTGACACAGTGAACGAGGAAATGGCTCACGTGCTACGGGGTCAGCTTCTTGGCCCACGTGCAAAGCATCTGGCGAAAGGTAACAAGGGTACGCTCAAGCTCGATGAGATTGAAAAGGTTGAAGAACACTACGGCGTTGTCGATGGAAAATGGACAGAAGACCAAGAAGAAGCATTCGCCCGCGATATGCGAGCATTCATTCTGGACAACCAAGATAGTCCAGAACTAAGCAAGGAATTTTCTTGGATGGCTGCCCATCTAAGAACTGTCCTGGATGACGCTAAGAATGGCGGCCTGTCCCAAGAACTAACTGACGCTTCCGTAAACCTGTGGGCAATTCTGAAGAATAAGCGCAACTTGCCTATTCGGTACGGAGACAACCAGTACATTCCGGCACAGGACTGGTCCGCACTCACTGCACGTATTGCAGAGCTTGAAGAACAGGGCATACCTTGGCAGTCCGTGATCGACCACAACGACTTGCTGGCTAATGCCGGGCTTCGCCAGACTCTTGATGGCAAGGGCGATCTTCAGAAAATCGTTGCACTCTCCGATGACCTAGCCCGCGAAATGCGAGAGAAAAACGTACTTGGCAGACCCAAGGGCGATACACAGCTAAATGACAGCGCGTATCAGTTGTATGCAGACCTGACCGGGCAAGATGTTGATGAAGCTATTGCGATGCTTAGCTCCACCAACCATGTGGCTCAAGACTTGGACGATCAGGTTGTAGCTGGAAATATCATTCTTGTTGGCGTGCTTGAAGACCTTATGGAATCCGTCAAGCGAGCGGACAGAAGCCAAAAGGTTACTGATTTGGCGATAGTCCAAATGAAGTACATGAAGTTCCAAGAACTTTCAAATGTAATCGCTAGGCTGAAAACGCAAACTGGCCGAGCGTTGCGGGCCTACCGATGGCCGGGCCATGTGCTTCCGACCGAGAAAGCATTGCAAAACGAAGAAGTCGCACTGGAGTATCTGAGGCAGGCTCGCGGAGAGCGGAGGTTTGGTGATCCAGGAACAATTGCTGGGCAAGAGCTTCTTGACAACCTTCGTGGCCTAACTGTTGTGGATGATGCACGACTTATTGCTGAGACTGTTCGTGACGCTAACAGGCAGTGGGGTTCAAGAGCTACTGGTGTATTCCATGAGTTCTACGTCAACGGCCTGCTTGCCAGTGGAACTACGTGGGCCGGTGTGTCCACTGTGTCGCCGCTCGCAATTATGTTCTCTGAAGGTGGAGCCAAGCTGCTTTACTCTGGACTTATGGCAACAGTAAGCCGAGAGCAACGAGCCGTTTTCAAAGAGACACTGAACAACATCGGCCTTTATTTGAGCAACCTTAAGAAATCGGCAAACTACGCGGCTAGGGCATTTATGAAAGAAGAAGGCGTGATGATGGGTCCATCGGCACGCCTTGACGATGCTGAGTTTGTGCGGCAAGCCACGAAGATTAACTACGAAGGTGACAACTTCATCCTTCAAGGTCTTGCTGGCCTATCAAACTTCCTTACCCGGAATGTTGTTCGGCTTCCATCACGAGCCATTACCAGTGTTGACGAATTCTTCCGACAGCTTGTTGGTCGCACTGCAGCAATGAACGAGGTCACAACTACGAACCTAAATACAATGCTTAAAAGCGCTCAGGATCACGGCAAACTGCCGTTTGAAGATGCCAATGGCAAGCCTATTGATATCTACCACCCTGAATTCCAGAAGTGGATGAAGGAAGACACTCAGGTAGAAGCGCTAAATAAGGCTGTAAAGAGAGACTATGAGCGAATTATCAAAGATGGCCGGTTGCGAAACAGGACCGCACTTCTTGAAGAAGCAAGGCAAGACCCTGCTGTCATAGCAATGCAAGAAGAGAACCGAGTCCGCGCTGGGTTTATGATAAATGAATACATCGACCGCGAAGCCAGAAAGCAACCCGCCGATGTAGTCAAGAAAGTAGAAGACAAATCAAAGGACGTTGTGCTTCAGGCGGAGCTTGGGGAATTTGGGCAGAAGATCCAGGGCGTTCTTGATGCTTCTCCAATGGGTTCGTTCCGTGTGGTAGTCCCCTTCTACCGCACTCCAGTCAACTCGTTCAAAAGGGCTGCTGTGTACCTTTCCCCTGCTTCGGCTGCTGGCGAAGTTGCAATTCGGTTGCACCGGACATTTACAGGCAAGGGGTTTACCTTGCCGCAAGACAGTCAAATCAAATGGTTTTACAAGAGCCATCTGGAAGACCTTGCCTCGAACGATCCACGCCGTGTAGCCGAAGCACGAGCCAAGCAGCTTGTTGGCACTGGCATGATGCTAACCGCATTTGAGCTTGTTTCTAATGATCGCCTTTCGGGAGCAGGCCCGGAAGATCCTGAACTACGAAAAGCGTGGATGGCGACGGGCTGGCGGCCTTATTCGATCAAGATTGGCAACACTTGGTATTCCTACAGAAAGATGGACCCTGCGGGAACAATGTTAGGTGTCATTGCCGACTTCCACGAAATGTCTATTGACAACTCTGCTTACGGAGAAATTCGTGAAGCTGAAGCTGTCCACGTTGCAGTTCTATGCTCACTCCTTATGTCCTTCAAAGACAAGTCCATGTTGCAAGGTATGGATCAAATACTAGAAGTTGGCAGTAACCCTCGTAGTGACAAGGCTAAGACAACAATGAGGCGGCTCATGGTTAGCGCTACGCCCGGCGTAAATGTTCTGGGAGCGTTGCAGCGTAAGGTCATTCAGCTTATTAATCCTGAGATTCGTGAGGCACGCAATCTCGTTGACCAATATCGAGAGAACACCTTGCTGGGCGACGCCACTAAAGTACCACCAAGGTACGACACGCTTGGCAGGGAAGTTACACGTAATGTGGCTGAGACTCCGATAGCCATGCGGGTCGCAAACCTGTTTACGCCATTTGAAATGTCACCTGAAACTGCAGACCCCGCCAGCATAGCAATGGCCGCGTGGAAAATTCCACAGACCGCACCAAGGGAAGAACAGTACAACGTGGACTTGACTACGTTGCCCGGCATTGATGGACAGTGGACAGCACACGAGTCACACCAGATGCTTATTGGTTCATCAGCAGGTGATCGGGTTATTCGCCTTGAGTATTCCGACCCGACTACTCCCGGTGCAAGGCCCAAGATGTACACACTTGAAGAGCTTGTGGTTGCTCACTGGAATGGAGAGTTCAAAGATGAAGGCCGCAGAATGGCGGAGTCAATGTCTAAGAGTGATCCAGAGGTGACACAGATTCAAGAGTTCATGTCTGAGCAGTTGACTCGTTACCGCAGGGAGTCATTGAAACGGCTTACTGGATATGTTGACAGACCTGGCTCTCGTGTTGGTGGACTTATCCCTGAAGTTGAATCAGCAATGGTGGCAAACGAATTGCACGAGGCTCGCGTTCAACTGAAATTTGACCAAGACCGAGGAGCGGCTTCTGGAGCAATTCAGCAACAAAGGCGGTTTATCAAAGGTCTTGTGGACCGTGAAAGTGAACTTCAGCAGTTGATTGAACAAAGCTCTATGGGGGGTAATTGACATGAGTTCTGAACTTGAAGGCATGGCAAATCTGTATGACGATTATTTGCTGATGCTTCTAAAAAACGGTCGCACTGTTATCAATGACAATGGCGACATCGTTCAAGTACCCCTGTCTGCTTCTGACCTGAACGTCATTAGGCAGCGATTGAAGGATTGTGGCATAACAGCCATACCGACCAACAGCAACCCTATTGGTCACATTGTCGAAGAGATGCAGCGGCGTGGTCGCAAGCTACCCGCCCTTGATGATTCAGAAGACGCAGCAACCGCTTAGGGGATTATTTATATGTCATGCAATGACTGTGACCACTCGAAAGAGGGGTACAGCCTTGTCTTCGTGGACTGGGTGGACTCCTGTGAACCAGCAGATAATTCAGACATTGATGTCTATGACATGCCTGAGCCGCAACGGCTTTTCAATGTGGGGTTCTTGCTGCATGACGAAGAAGACCACATAGTGGTCGCTGGTGGTTTCAAGCCTGCACTTGAAACCTTTGATTATGTGATTGCTATACCGCGTGTCGCCATCAATGCGATCCGTCCACTGGACATGTTCAGCGGAAACACGAACGAGGATGCCTGATGGTTCCATTTCAAGTCGAAGAAATAAGCCGAAACGTACACGTGGTTCGGATAGATGCCTCATCTTCTGGATTCGATTGGCAATGCTTGCTCTCATCGGATCGACACCACGACAACGGCCACACCAGTCACAAGCTAGAAAGAAAGCACCTGGAAATTGCCAAGGCAACCGGGGCCGGAATTGTAGATGTGGGCGATCTTCACTGTGCCATGCAAGGCAAGTGGGACAAGCGATCAGACTTGACTGCTACTCGCCCAGAGCAGCAGAACGGAAGATATCTGGACTCGCTGGTCGAATGTGCCGCCGATTTCTACGCCCCATACGCGGAGAACTTCATCGTCATAGGTCGCGGAAACCATGAGCAGTCGATTCTGAAACGGCATGAGACTGACTTGACCGAGCGGACATGTGAGCGAATGAGCCAATTAAGTGGGTCGAAGGTCTATGCTGGGGGCTACGGTGGATGGATTAGATTCATCTTCCATGAAACCAAGACCCGGCGGCAAGTGGTCAACCTCAAATACTGGCACGGAGCGGGCGGAGGCGGCCCTGTGACGCGAGGTGTCATCAGAACCAACAGGATGGCCGTATACCTCCCTGACGCTCATCTGGTGGTCACAGGCCACACACACGATCAATGGCTCGTCCCCATTGCTAGAGAGCGTCTGACGCAGCGTGGGGCCGTCACAATGGACGAGCAGTTGCACGTTCGGTGCGGCACGTACAAAGACGAGTACGGAGACGGCCATTCGGGCTGGCATATCGAGCGAGGCGGACCCCCGAAACCAATCGGCGCTCAATGGCTCCGGTTCTATCGGGAAGGTAATCATGTGAAATACACGGTGTCACGAGCAAAATAAACGTGCCAATTTGCACGTTGGAGAAAGTCAATGGACGAACGCAAGCAATTAGAGGCTTATGTCGAGCGGCTTGCGAGTGATTTGGAGTTCTTTGCGGCTGAATTGTGGGACGCTATTGACATGCCTCCACTTGCTCGCCACCAGAGGCAGCAATGCCGCTGGCTGCAGGAAGGCCCGTACCGAAGAGGCATTCGAGCTTTTCGAGGTGCATCGAAGACCTGGCTAACGCTGGGGTATTGCCTTTGGCTGTGGTTCAACAACCCTGAAGAACGCATCTTGCTGATCTCTAAATCGGAAAAGCACAGCCGGGATTCGCTGTTCATGATCCGAAGGTGGATCAATCAAGTCCCTTGGCTGGCTCATTTGGCCCCTGACCGGCGTGCCGGGCAGCGTGACAGTGCCACAAAGTTCGATATCGGCCCGGCTACCGATGATCGAAGCCCGTCATTTACGGCTGCTTCGGTTTCCGGCCAGATCACAGGGTCACGTGCTACTTTGGTCATTCTCGATGACGCTGAAACGAGTGAAAACTCGATTAGTGCCGAGATGCGTGACCGGCTCAGGGATCAGGTTCGTGAAATTGAGAACGTCCTGGTCCCCGGCGGACCCGGTTGTGTGGTGCTGGGAACGCCTCACCACCAAGAAAGTCTCTATGACAAGCTCCGCGAGGGCGGATATTCGTTCCAAGCATGGCCCTGCCGCTACCCTAGTAGCGCCGAAAAGACTGATGACCTTGCTGATGCGATGATTGAGGATGTGGAAACGGGATTTGCCAAGGAAGGCGACCCTACATGGCCTACCCGATTCACCTCCCAAGAGCTTGACGAACGCGAAGGTGCGTTAGGCCGGTCTTCCTTCAACATGCAGATGATGCTTCGGACCCATGCTGCAGACGGCGACCAGTATCCGCTGCGGCTTTCGGACCTCATTGTCCACCCTGTCAACGTAAATCGCGCCCCATTGACCATTGCGTGGGGCCAAACAAATGACCGTGGCGGCACAACTCGCATTCAAGAAATACGAAGCCTTGGTTTTAACCTTGATGGCTTCTTCGCCCCCATCATGTTCTCGAACGATTGGGCTAATTACACAGGTACATACATGTGGATTGACCCTTCGGGCCGGGGTGCGGATAAAACAGCATTCGCCATTGTCAGCCACCTGAACGGGACACTATTCACACACGCCGTGGGTGGACTCGATGGCGGATATTCATCCATGACCTTGGAAGGGCTGGCCCTTCAAGCTCAAACTCACCGAGTTAATCGGATTTACATTGAAAGCAACTTCGGCACTGGAATGCTTGAACAGCTATTCCAGCCGGTTCTACAGCGGTATTTCATACCCAAAGGCGACGATCAATGCCCAGACGGCTGGGCAGCAAGCATCGAGGGTGTCAGAGTCAGCGGCCAGAAAGAAGTCCGCGTGATATCCGCCCTGGAACCCATCATCAATCAGCACCGCCTTGTGATTGACCCCTCAGTGGCTCGAAATGAAGAATTACAGCGGCAGTTCACCCGGATCACTCGTGATCGGAACTGTCTTCGGCACGACGATGAACTAGAAGCTCTAGCTATGTGCGTGAAAATGTGGGAAGACGTTATGAACGCCGACCCTACACGCGGAGCCGAAAGACATCGAGATATGGAATATCAGGCGAAACTAAGGGAGCAATACATGTCACTAGGCAAAACATACGGCGGGAGCCGCTGGTTCCAGCATCAGGGGGTCAACTGATGCCTTGGGTTACACAAGATGCAGAATGGACAACCCCGCCTGTTGGCGTAAGTTCTATTTGGCAATATGCCGGTGATTACATCAAGCTAAATCCTCTGGGAACTAGCTATAGCTATGTGACGCACATTCCAATGACGATGATTTGCCTCAACGGGACACTCAAGCTGGGCATCAAGATCAAAGATAAAACGGAAGGTGATCCTAAGCCAGGATGCTTTGAAACTGATATTTGGGAATATTACCAGTATCACGTGAATCGTGGGAATTTCACTCAGGTCAAAGGCTACTGGAGATCGCCTTCGCAACGAGGTCGGGCCAGAATGTCACTGTTGAGCAAGGGCATCAAGAGATAAATGGAAGACGTTAATCAAGCTCTCCACATCGTGGAGACGCTGGGCTTCCCCATCTTTATTGCCGTGGTCTTGATCGCGGGAATGTATCTGATGTTGCGCTGGATGATGAACACTCTTCTCAGCAAGCTGCAGCAGATGTGGAACATGATTGTAAAGCTGATCGACAGGATTCGTGCCCTGGATAATTCAATCATCAGGCTCGAAACCATGATTCGATTGATGAAGGATTTACCCCCCGACTGGGAACGGTTGGGAAAACTAGATGACCAAGACCGCAGGGTCGATTGAGGAACACTATGCCCTATAAGAAATCCACCGGAAAAGTCTCCCCCTACAAGGCCACTCCCAAGAAGAAAAGACCTTCCAACCGGAAGCCCAAAGGGAAGAAGTAGAACAAGGGGGGCCGAAGCCCCCCCCCATAGTTCAGGCGTACACAACTTTGCCAAATATGGCTGTCTGAAGAAGTACGTCAATATCTACGCCGTCATGCTCAAGATCGACAATCCTGCCAAGGATCTTGCCGTCAATCTTGTCGAAAGCGTCCAGGATCATGTGGCGAGTGACGTAATGGATTTTCAGGCCACCATCATCGTCTATTTCACGAACTTCAACATGGTCTTCGCCAACATCCAAGAGATTCCAATTAGGGAATCCAGACCACCAGTGTCCCTGACCAAAGAGCGTGGCATTTGCCATGACCTTTCCAAGCAGATCAAGAAGCTGCACTCTGATGACTGGGAGATTTCTGCCGCAGGGAGCAAACCGAACCGAGGAAGTCATAATTGACCCTTTCCATTTGGCCGGGGCGAATTCCCCGACAAGGTGCTTACGGGGTAACCACCGGAAACCTGACAGGATCGGTCGATCTTTTTCTCCAATTCTTAGCCGCCGTAAACTTCAGGGGCGAGTTCGACTCCCCGAGTTCAACTCCCCCCTTTCCCTCATTATCTTGTTCCAATGGCTGACGGCCCTAAAAACGCCGTTTTTGAAACGTGCCATTTGGCACGGTTTGGAGTTCCCATGAGACTGCTACTTCCTAATGTTCTCACTGATGAAATGGTGGAATCACTACTCACCACACACACTAGAGAACACATCCACAGGAATGATGCTTGGGATACCGGAGTAATGCCTGACTTGTGCCAAATTGTCACAGAGCATATACCTGCAAAGGTAGGTGGCAATGCCTACTTCAGAGTAGAGACCAGATCCGCTGGTCACACCAAGCACTATGACGGGTGTAAGCTGGATAAGACCCCAAATCACATGCCCTGGTGCAAGTGGTCTGCAGTGTCTCTCCTCACGCCGCCTAGCAGCTTCTCTGGAGGCGAGTTCAGTTTCTTTGACCCAGAAGAGGTCTACCGCGAGGAACTGCACAGGAGCCTTCTCCTGTACTCCTCAGGGGCAGACAATGATCCACAGCTACATCAAGCTGCACGGCACTGGGATGGAAGGCGAACAATGCTCCTGATGTTTTTTGAGGGGTGAAAATTTCACCGGGGAAATTTACGAGGGGTAGTACGTGATGAATCCCGCTGCTCTACCCCCCCTTGGCCCCTAGCCCGCAAGCCATTCTAGCCACGGGAAACACCACAACAAAACCACAGATTGAAAGGGGCAGGGGGCAGGATCGGCCGTGCCTGTACGCCAGCCCGCGATCACGCAGTGAGTGTGTGGTCCATGGTGGACTTGAACCGCTAACAGAACGTGCCATTTGGCACGGTATTGGGTCCGTTTGGTTTTTCGTACATGCGTCATATCCGACGCGCACCAACAAAGCCCGATCTGTTTTTTTTCTTTTATTCTCTATACCTGTTGCAATGACCTATCCGATAGGTTATCTTCCACCTATCAATAACCACCTACTAGGAAAGGTAACCAAATGAAACAGACACAGAAAATCGGCAAATCAAAAGAAGCTAGACGGGTTTGCATCTGGAACCGTGCAATGATCGACGCAGGGTTTCCCATCGGTCAACCCATCAGCGTAACGGCCAAGGGTAGCCGGGTAATCATTGAACCCGTCAAGGAATCACGGAAAAAGGTATCTGGTGTAACTAATCACGGGAACCTGCTTCCCGTCATCGACATGAAAGAAACAAAGTCTCTCAGCCTGTCCGGTTTGGGCGATATTGGCGACACAGTACAGATCGCCATCACCGATGGCCGCATCACCGTATCCCGCATCTCATCCACCTACTAGAAACAGAAAGGCAAAGCCATGACCAGCTACAGCGACGACGTTACATTTGAAAACCGCACACAGACCAGAATGGGTATCCGCACCCGTTATCTAGGATATGGTAAATGGTCCGTTACAGAATGCCGATCAGCGTGCGACATGCCGACCAGAAGAATCCGATTCCGTGGACAATTCGACCGTGTTCAGGACGGCCACAGAGCAGCAGCGCAGGCGTGGATTGATAAACACATCAAAGATGGCGAGGGTACTTGGAGAGATGATGCCAAGATCGTCAATTTTGGGTTGGCATTCGGACCGGATGACTACTTCTGGACATGGACAATCGGCAAAGAATCAACAGAGCCATTGAATCCCGAAATCGGCGGCGGAATCGCCTGAACCTCTCCCAGCATGGCTCAACGGCCATGTTTGGGATTTTAGCGTTTGACCAGGTCCCTCAGATCATCCCACCTACTAAACAGGAAAGACAAAACCATGACCACAGAAACAATGGCAATCGGACCAATCGTAGAAAATACAATCCTCATCAATGAAACCCTGAGCGCGCTTCTCTGGGAATTGAACGGGCTGAATCCCAAGCGCGCCATGGGGTATCACAATGAACTGGCCCAAATGGGGTTTGTGTGTGATTTCGCTGGGGCATGTATCCCAGAACAGGATGAATGGCCAGAAGGCGTCACCCATGACGATTTGGGAGAGGTTCAGGATGAGATCATCGAATACCTACAGGATCACCACATCCCACCATACTGCTATCTGGGAACGCATGAAGGCGACGGCGCATCTCTGGGGGTCTGGCCCGATGTCGAGTCTATCGAGATGGCAATCCAGGACGGAGAAATTCTTTCATTCGACGACAATGGGCAAGCATTGCCCGAGGGATATACCGGCGATGCCGTGTATACGAATGATCACGGCAACATGACATGTGGCCATGTCGTTAATGGCGAATTCGTGAAAACCTACTGGGACTGCGTTTGATCCCATTCTGGCCCATTGTGCCTAGCGGCATGATGGGCTATTCTGTACGCGAGGCAATAGCCTAGCCGATAGACTACAATACTCATCCCACCTACTGAGAGGAAACGACATGGCCGATTTAGACAAATTCATCGAAGCATTCATTGAGGCTATGTGTTGGACAAATGAACACGAATTGGGCGAGGCTGAATTGTCCGATGAAATCCGGCTCGACATTGCCGCCGATTGTCGATCATTCTGGAGACGGTTCGGATGCTACGTGGAACCATCCCACCAAACCCCACAGCAGGCAGGCCATGACTTCTGGTTGACCAGGAACGGGCATGGTGCGGGCTTCTGGGATGGCGATTGGCCTGAGCCATACGCTGAAATGCTCACAAAAGCATCGGAATCATACGGACCATTCGAGCCATACATGGGCGACGATGGCCTGATCTACGTTTGAAATCATCCCACCTACTAAGAGGAAAGCATCCCATGAAAATTATCATTGATACCGATTCCACCTACGCGCCATGTGCATACTTGATATGCGCGATTGACGATTCCGGCGACTGGGATACCCGCGACGAATCCCGTACCGTCCTAGTTCAATCCGACTGGGACCATCCCGGCATCGCTTCCACGTTCGGCTGGACTGGTGATCAAGACGATCCCGAATCCATCACCGATGCCGGGGAATACCTTGACAGTATCGCGGGTGATCCCGCGTACGCGGTTGAAGATCCTGGATATCTCACCTGAACCCATCCCACCTACAAAGAAAGACCCATCCCATGACATTCAACAAAACCATCGTCACAATCAACGGCAAGTCCGGCATCTTTTATTGCGAGCCGCACATGGTCAAGCTGCCATCCCACGCAGAAACTCAGCGCGAAGACTGGGAAACAGAGGCATTCCCAATCTGGGTGGATGACCAGGGCCGATATGAAACCATGATCGAGCGTAGCGGCTACTTTTCCTACGATCTTGAAGAGATTGAGCGGCTGCTACGCATCTTCATGTTGAATGAAGGCTATGCAGAGGACGATTTCCCACATGACATGGCGAAGACGTTCACATATCCCATCTATGTTGAGGATCTAAACGATGCGAATCTGATTGCAAACGTGACTGATGATGATGAAATATACGACATCATCGACCGCGTTCTGTCGGGGTCGCATCCCCAGCACGAGCTTGCGCGTGATCCGTGGCATGATTACGGGGTCATTCGCATACATTCCGCAACGGATAAATGTAATGCCATGAAGGCGGCCCTCGAAATCGTTGATACCTTGAATTGCGCGAATTACACCGCAAAAATGAATGAGATATGAACCCATCCCACCTACCGGAAAGGACAGGCAAATGAAAGACTTCTATGACAACTATTACGGGCAGCTAGTCGGGGCCACCATCTTGGGGTTCTGGCAAACGGATGAAGAAGGTGAGAAGTGGCCGACATTTCTCATCCGACTGGAGAAAGGCGACGAGGTAACCGTCACCCTGTCATGCGACGAGGAAGGCAACCGACCAGGTTTCGCATTCATTGAAGAGGTGAAGGAATGAAGACCATCACACTGAGGACTGCGAGCGGCATACCCATCCGACAGGTTGAACTTGTGAGTGTAAGCGTGCCTATACGCAAGCGAACACACAACCGAACAACATTCTTCACGTATCAAGAGGGTAAGGATTCTGAAGGAAACACCTATAGCGTCCGTTCATCAGGAACATGGAGGCAATGCAGATGACCGACCAGAACATCCCATCCCACGAGCAACTGGTCAAGAAGATACAGGAGTTCCTTAACACGCAACCTGATAACGACGCGGTTGAACGGTTCTACTGCAACCAGGTGCTTCCATACGACAAGCGTTCGATCACAGAGATCCTGTCCGTATACAACGAGGCTGATGACTGGTGTGAATGTGAAGACCGTGACATCTATGACACTGAGTTCTGGGATGACGGCGAACACGAGCATGTTTACAAACACCACTACCGTTGCGGCGACTGTGGAAAGATCACACAAATCGGCTGACTTGACAGGCTATATGATAGCTGGTACAATAGGCCATGTCACTAATCCCACTTACTAGGAAAGGAAAAACCATGAGTGAGAAAAAAGACAATGCAGATCAGGAATACGGAATGCGCATAACCATCCACTGCCGAAGTGAAGAAGAGGCAAATCGGTTCATGGCGGAACACGAGGCTAAGAAAAAGAACGCTACAACTGGATTAGAGTTTGAGGACAAGGCGGACAAGATGTTCAAGGATGTCACCGCCCACGTGAACAAGCGACTGACCCAGAAAGACTGACCCCACCCCACCCGGCGGGCTTACCGGC